TATCAGAATCAGATTAATACTATATATGATGAAATCTACACTGGTAGTGGTTTCACACCACAACTATTAGATGAGTTGAATCTATATGTTATTGAGAAGCTTTGGAGTGACGATAAATATATCGATGCAAAAGAGTTGTACGATGACGCTGTTAAAAAGTTCCAAGAGTTAAGACAACCAAAAGTTGTAATTGAAGTTGACATTGACAACATCATGAACATTATGGAAGAACAGTATTATTGGGATAAGTTGGTTCTAGGGGATTTAATTAAAGTTAAGTATCCTCAAATGAACATCGAATATATGGCTAAGATTATTGAAATCAAATATGATTTAGAAAATAGCGAAGCTAGTATTACAATCGCAAATACAACTGATTTGCTCAATGATACAGAAAAATTAGTAAAGATGCTATATGGAAACTCTAGTGCTTCTTCTGTAATTGCAAGCAACAAGTACAAATGGGATAAGATTAACGCTGTACAACAAAGTGTAATCTCATTGTTGACTGACGAATGGGACGCTAGTAAACAAAAGATTATCGCAGGTGTTAACAACTCTATTGAAGTTGGTAATCGTGGTATTATTATTACTAATCCAGATTTTCCAGATGAAATGGTTATTATGCAAAGCGGTATCATGGCTCTATCTAAAGATGGTGGAGAAACATGGAAGACAGCGATTAAGCCAGATGGTATCGTTGCAGAACGATTAATCGGTAAGATTATCGCAGGTCAAGAATTATTCATCACGAACGATGCAGGAACATTTACAATGGATAACAATGGTATGAGAATTAAAGCCAGTTCATTCGTACTAGAATCTGAAAGTGGAGACGCTAATCTTCTTGATGGATTTATAAACTCTGCAAACTTCATTGAAGAGTTCACAGATGACAATATCGTAACAGCTTATGAGAAAAAGATGATTAAGATAGAGTGGGGTAAAATACTTTCTAAGTATGATTCTAACATGGCAAGACTAAATGCTTTCTACCCTAACGATACTAGCACAGCTTTCATAAGTAATTATATAAACGCAAAACAAGCTCTCTATACATACTTGTTTGTAACACCTATGGAAACAAAAGCTATGTTAGCAGATGACAATATGGCGTTCTCTACAAGAATTGACAGAACAGTTTTCAATGCAAAATTCACAGCAGTTTTCAATGCAGAAGCAGAAGTTGACGAACAGTTAGATATTAAAACCAATGAACTGATAAAAGCGGCTCAAGAGTCAGCAGATACAGCACAGGATAATATTGATGATGTTAAAGATGATATAGTTTACAAAACAGAATTACACTCTTCTAATGGTCTTGTATTTAGAAATGGAGTAATCAACACAGTGTTTACAGCAAAAGTATACAAAGGTAAAACAGAAATTACAGACACGCTTCCTAATAGTGCCTTTATGTGGAAGAAGAGAGATAAAAATGGTAATCTTGATACTGCTTGGAATACAGCTCATAGTGGCGTAGGAAAACAGATTACGGTTACAGGGGCAGATGTATTTGTATCGGCAACATTTGAGTGCCATATAGATATACCATAAAATTAAAACAATGAGAAAAGGATGATTAAATAATGACTATAGTGGCAACGGGTCAAGCAACAATTACAGACCTTAATGATGCGAAACATTTAACAGCATTTATTGGAGGTACACAGTCAAAACAAGTTAAGTTTGATGGTTCTGGTGTAGGAACATACACACCTTTATACAGTTCCACAAACAACGTATTAACACCAGAATTATATGTAACAGGTGAAGCAGGTAATATTGCAAGCACAGTTCAATCTACCAAATGGTATTACCAAACAAACAGTACAGGTTCATTTGTAGAAATTACAGCAAATACTACAGACTATACTTTAACAACTGTTTCTGGAAACTTAAAATCTTTAACACTTAAAACAAACTTGTTAACTTCAAATACAAGTATGAACTATATGTGTGAACTTGTCTATAGAGACACAAAAACAAACTTCGATATCACTATCAAAGCAGAATATGAGATTGTAAAAATTAATCTAGGGGTTAGTGCATTTACAGCAGTATTATCAAATGATGCTCAAACAATCGGAACTAACAACGATGGTACTGGCGGTACATGGAACGTTGCAACAACTACAATGTATGTATACAAAGGTGACACTGACGATTCTGCAAACTGGACATTCTCACAATCCTTTACAGGTGGACTTGCAGGTACAGCAAGTGGCTCTCCTGCAAACAGAACATTTACTGCAACTGGCATGACAGGTGATAATGGTACTTGTGTAATTACAGCTACAAGAAGTGGTTACGCTACTTTGACAAGAACATTCTCTGTTACTAAAGCCAAAATGGGTGGAGCACCTACAACTTATTGGTTAGCATCTAATAGTCCTGCAATCAGAAGAAAGAAAGATGGCACGTTAAATCCCCCAAACATTGTAGTAACAGGTAAGTCGCAAACTGGACTAAATGCACCTGCTGACTATGCAGGACGATTCATCATTCAAGATTCAACTGATGGTTCTGCTTTCACTACTAGATACACAAGTTCTGCGAATGAAACAAGCACAACTTTCAGTTTAGGTTCTACAGGTTCAACGGTTGTTGCTTTCAGAGTTAAATTCTATCTAGCAGGTGGAACAACTACTGTACTGGATGAGCAAACTATTCCAGTTGTAGATGATGGTACAGATTCTATCATGATGAACGTATGGACACCAGATGGAGCACACGTTCGTAATGCAACAGGAACAGTTTCAGCTCAATGTGATTTATATGAAGGTGCAACAACAGTAACACCATCTTCTTTCAAATGGTATGTTCAAGACCCAAGCTCAACAACTTCCGCAGGTGGAGGTGGAGACGCAGATGGTGGAGCAGGTTGGAGATTAATGACAACAGTTGCCAACCCATCGTCAGCACCAACTCTTAATGGAGCAACAGCAGGTGGAACATTGCCAGCAGGTACATACTATGTTAAGTATACATGGGTATCACCAGAAGGAGAAACACAGGCTTCTTCCGAAGCAAACATTGTAATGTCTGCTAACTTCAACTTGAAGATTACTATTCCTGCTTTCCCTATCGGTGTAACAGGTGCAAAGTTCTATGTTAGTACAACATCAGGTGCAAACAAACTGCAAAACTCTACTGCATATGCAACAAGTGGAGGTACTTATAGTATCACAGCACCAATCAGCACAAATGGTGCAAGTGTTCCTGCTTCAAATACTGCACAGGTAGATAACTTTGGAGTAACAGGTTTCACAACAACTAAAATTACTATTCCTGCATCTGCAATCGTAGGAACAGAAGCTTTCAAATGTGTAGCTACTTACAAATCTGTTAAATACTCTGGTGCTACTAGCGTATCTGATATCTCTGACCCAATTCAAGTTGTAATCAATGGTGTTACACAATTCAAGAATGGTCAAGGTAGTTCTGTATTCACAGCACTTCTATATCGTGCAGGAGACGAAATCGATGCGAACAATGACCAAGGATATACTTACACATGGTCTATCTATAATGCAGACAGCAGTAAAAACAACACAGCATTAGGTGGAGATGGAGTACACGTTGGTAAAACTGTAACAGTTCAAGCAAGCGACATCACAGGTCGTGGAAACTTAGTATGCGAGGTTTCAAAACCATAATAGTATACAACGCATAACTTGACAAACATGAAAAATAATGGTATAATATAAATATGGAAATCAAAGAGAGCTTAGTTTTAAGGCTCTCTTTTTTAGATTAAAAGGAGAGATGAGGATGGCAAGCATTAAAGGCGTAGGTCAAATTACACTAACTGACCTCAACGATGTTTTAGCTTCTGCCACACCACCACCAAATCCACCAGAAGGTGCTTTATGGTGGAATACAAATGACAATAAGTTATATGTATATCAAGGTGGAGCATGGATATTTTCGGGTGAAGGTATTGAAATAGGTGGAAGAAACCTTATTGCAAATACAAATCACTTCAATGGAAAAACAGGTTGGAGTTGGGCAGGGACAGCAGGTACATCTACACTAGGAGAAGAACCTTCAAGTCCATATGGTCTATCTATTAGAGCAACATTCACCGCTTCTGGAACAGGTGGCGGTATACATAAACCACCAATCAACAGCTTAACAGTTGGTAAAAAATACACTTGGAACGTTTACCTAAAAGGTTCAAAAGCAATGAACTTAAACGTAGGTGCTGAACAAGGAGGTCAAAAGGTATGTGCATTGACAACTTCTTGGCAAAGATTCTCGCACAGCTTTACTGCAACAAGTAGCCAATATACATCATTCACATTCTATGTTTCTGGTGCTGTCACATCAGGAGATGAGTATTGGATTCATTCTTTAATGTTGGAAGAGGGAGATATCCCTTCTACATGGCAAGCCGCACCAGAGGATACAGAATCAGTTATTGAAGATATCATAGAGACAATCGGGAACATGGCTAATGATAGTCTTATTAACTACGAAGAAAGAAAGGTAGTTAAAGAAGAACTTGCAGAAATAATTGGATACATCTTAGCAGATACTACTACGACACTTCCTACAACAGCTACAAATGATGCAGGAACAAGTGGAAAGGGTACTTTTTATTATGTAAGAAACAATGCTATAAAGGCAGGTCTTCCTACTAACGACACATCATATGTTGCAGTTGCGACAAAGTATGATGCTTTAAAAACATACCTAGAGGGATTAACACCTATTGACCCTTGGGATTTGAGAACTACAAATCAGGACACAAATATCACAGTTGTTAAAGACACATTCAGACAAAAGTGGTTAGACTACTATCAAGCTGAATTAGACTTAGCAAACGCCACAACAGAGCAGTTAAAGAAAAACGTTGATGACATCGTAATCGGTGGAACTAACTATATCAGCAATGGTAACTTTGGTCAAACAGATTTAACTAAGCCTTTATGGAAAGATTCTTACACAGGTCAAGTAAAAGAGGTTGTAGATATCTCTACAGAGACACCTCCATTCCATTACGCATATCATGTTAAAAACACAACAAATGCAAACGGTGGTATTTTCACTCCAACAGTTTTCGATGGCGTAATAGCTGAAAAATTAGTTGACAAAGAGATTACTGTTTCATTCTGGTTGAAATATCAGAACATTGTGCAAGGTGCTAACACTTGGAACTTAGGTAGATTCGGTGAGGTTATCATTGAAGGTGAAACAGCAACAGCAACAAAGGTATACAGATACCCTAGAATCGTAGCTTCTGGCTCGACAGAGGGAGCTTACATTTCTGGAACTAACATGACATGGACTAAGTACACTGGAACAATTAAATTAAGCCTACCTTCTACAACTACAAAGCTTACTAGAATTTCATTCAAGCATGGTCTTGAAGGTTGTACAGGAGAGTTTTGGACAACAGGATTACAACTTGAGTTTGGTAACAAAGCTACTGATTGGTCGCCTAACCCACTAGACTTAGAAGATAGAATTTCTAAAGCTGAGTTTAAAGTTACAGATGACCAGATTATGGCAAGCGTAACAGCTCATGCTACATACCAAGCTAGACAGTTAGAAATCGATAACTCTATCGGTCAAGTAGAAACTGATTCTAATACATATACAGATAAGAAATCTTCTGTAGATGAAGGATTAATATTCTCAAACTATAACTTTGGTGATTGGACAGGAACAAACCCAACTGGATACAGTGGATTGAATGGTACACAACCAACAAAAGTTGTATCAGACAACAGTGGTGGAAACGCATGGAAATTCACTACAGTAGCAGGGACACAGAGCTACCTATCTATCGATGCAAGTGCAAAACCATATACTCAATATGCTTACGTTGAAGCTACATTCAAACTAGAATCTGGCTCAATCAATGGAGCAGGATTACTATTCAGATACTATAAAGCAGATGGCTCTACAACATTGTATGACAACTGGTTTAAATTAAGTGACTTTATAGCAAGTCCTGTAGTAAACAAATGGTACACAGTATCTAAAGTCGTGAAAATGGGATTGGCAACAACTACCGATTTCAGCAAATACAGATTATATGTTATGGGAAGTTGGAGCAACTTCGATGCAACAAACCCTGCAAAAGTCTTGTATTATGATGCTGTAAAAGCAAGACCTGCGACAGCAGAAGAAATCAAGGCTTATGAAGCTAAGGTTTCTATCGATGATATGATGTCTGACTTGAAAGTTACTCCTGTAGAGAAAAGTACGTTGAAGCAACGTTGGGATGACATTCAAGCAGAGAAGCTACAGTTAACTCCACAAGCAGATGCTTTAAGTTTAACTTACGCTACTTACACAACTGCCTATAATAATTTGAATGGTGTAGCTCCTAAAATTTCAACAGATGTTTTAGCAAGCATGACTACAACTTATTCATTCGCAGACACAACAGCTAGAGATGACTTTAAAACAAAATTAAACACATATTTCACAGAGTCACAGAAGTTAAGAAAACTTATTTCTGATACTATTAGTGGAGCGGCAACTAATGCAAACACTAGACTTGACAACCTTAAATTAGGTGGAGCAAACTTACTAAAGAATACTGCATTTTCTTCTGGTACTGGATGGTCTGGATACACTAGCTTAAATGCCAACGACTATCAGGGAAGCGGTTCATTAACACTAACTAGAACAAACTACGCTAGTGGAGATGCAAGAAAACAAATCACATATGGTATTCCTAGTAATACTCTTCCATTGATTAAAACAGGGGATGAATACTCTCTAAGTGCATGGGTATACGTTGATAGTAGCGTTGCTCTAGCAGGAGGAAGTCAAAACTCCTTTGCAGTAAGATGGTGGAAAGCAGATGGAACATTCTTTGATTTGCCTATCATAGATATAAGTACAGTCGCTAAAGATAAGTGGGTATACATTTCTGGTGTAGCAAAACTTACACAGGATATAACAGGAAGCGGTTCTAGCGTTCTATTATCAATCTCTCAAAATGGATTGGTGAAAATAGCAAGACCAAAACTTGAAGTAGGTAACACTCCTAGTGCATGGACAGTTGCACAGGCAGATATGGATAGTTTGATTTCTGGAATCGATACTGTAGCTAACAATGCTAAACAGGCTATAGATGATATGGCTAATGATAATAAAATCACACCTGTTGAAAAGCAAGACTTAAAACAACAGTGGGATGTTATTCAGTCAGAGAAAGCTACGCTTGACGCACAGGCAGACGCTTATGGTATCACTACAGAGAAAACAAACTATGGAACTGCTTACACAGCATTGACAAGTTCGACTCCTGCAAATACGAATGTAAGCACTTTAGTATCGAATTTGACTACTACAAGTGACGTTGACGGTGCAGGTCTAAGAACTAAGTTCAAAGACTACTTTGATAAAAGAACTCTTTTATTAAAGAAAATCTCTGATACTTCTAAAACTTTAGCCGATGATAACAAAGATAGAATTACTTTGAGCCTTGACAAAACTAACTACTGTCCAAACCCTGCGTTTGATGGTGGAAAGAATACTTTCTACACTACAGCAGTAGCCTTTGCTAAAGCAGATGCGAGTGTTCCTACAGGTGCTCCAAAAGCCTACGTAGGAAGACAGAACCAAAGAGATAACTATATTAATGATTATTTCTCTGTAAAAGAGGGGGATAAATTTGTAGTTGAAGGATGGGTGGCAAGTACGGATTCTACTCAAAACTTTGGTCTTGGATTGCATACTAAAACTAATGCAGGTACAGATAACTGGATAGTTAGTGGTCATGTTCCAAAAGGAGATGGCTCATGGCAGTATTTCAAAAAGACATACACTATGGGAACAGGAGCTATACAAGCTAGATTCTTCTCTCAAATTAGTGCAACGTCAAGCTTTGGAAACTGGTTCTTTACAGATGTAAGAATTACAAAAGTATTGACAGATGATGCGATTAACTCTTCTACAAACTGGAATAATGCCAAGCAAGCTGTAGACGATATGGCAAACGACAATCTCTTAACACCTGTTGAAAAACAACAGTTGAAAAAAGAGTGGGCAACAATTACTGCTGAAAAACCTTCATATGAATCTTTGGGAACAACATACAATAAGATAGCAGAAAGAGATGCTTTTGTTGGAGCTTACAACACACTAAATACTCTACTAAATAATGCTACTACTGGATACCTATTAAGCATGACAACAAACACAGATTTGGGTACAAATGGCGGTTCAACATTTAGGGCAGTATGGGATGACTACTACGACAAATTAGCAAAGCTATTAAAAGCGTGTAGCACAGAAGCAAAAACGATTGCAGATAGAGCGGAGGGCAAAATAGATGGTTTAGAAATCGGTGGAAGAAACTTAGTTCGATACACTGACTTCAATAACTTCGATGCCACTAAATGGGTTGCTTTCAACACTAATACAACTGACCCATCTGGAACAACATCAGTTACATTGGGTAGCGGAGAGGTTGTTAAATTCCTAAACGTTCGCTCATTGGTAGGTCTTGCAAACGCTACAAACTATGGGTATATGTCGGCAGGAGGAAGCGAAAGATTCTCTCTTGTAGCAAATCAGAAGTACACACTATCATTCTTAGTTGCCTGTCATGGTAATGCGGTCAATACACTTGATTACACTTACATTATTAATGAAGGTGGAACAAATCAGAAAATAGCAACACCTGCGGTAACAACTCAAAAGGTATATGGAACTATGTCAAGTCCATTTGCTTTGACTGTATATGAATATAGTGTAACTTTCACAGCTACTTATACTTGCTCAACAGCAAGATTATTGATTGGTTCTAAGACAAGTGCAGACTTCACAAGCTCAACTAACTACGCATTGTTCTACGTTGCAAGAGTTAAGCTTGAGCAAGGTACGCAGAAAACTGTATGGACATTAGCACCAGAGGATGTTGATGCAAATATCAAGAAAGCACAAGATGCTATCGATGACATGGCTAACGATATGAAAGTTACTCCTTTGGAGAAAGATTCATTGAAATTAACATGGGATGATATTCAAGCAGAGTATGGTCAACTATCTGTACAGGCAACATCACTTTCAGTTACTAAGACAGCTTACGACACAGCGTATACTGCCTTAGATGGTTCAACGCCAAAAATAGCGACAGACATTCTTGCTAGTATGGGTACAACTTACACATTCACAACTACTGGAAACAGAGATGCGTTTAAGTCTAAGATTGCAACATACTACAGTGAAGCTCAGAAGCTAAGAAAGGCACTACTAGATGCGGTTAATGGTAAAGCTGACACAGCACAAAACACAGCAAACACAGCTATTGGTCATGGATTGTTAACTAACAACCCAATCTTTGCTAAGTGGACAGGGACATACCCATATGGATATGCGTCATGGTCATCGTCTCCATTCTTCTCTAAAGAGACTACTCTTACTAAGAATGGTGGATATGGAGCTAGATTTAATGTGACAACTGCTTCTACTCAAACTGGATTACAGTTGACTACTGGCGGTGTCGTTGCAAACCAATCTGAACCAGATTTTGTAATTGTTGAAGTAGACTTTATGCTTGTAAGTGGAGTATTGGCAGGTGCAGGATTGCTAGTAGATTGGGGTGGATACTCACCTACTAGAAGGGCGTATATCAATCTTTCATCAGAAGTACCATCTCCTGTTTTAAACAAGTGGTATACAGTGAGAAAGGTTGTACCAAATCCTAAGAATGGAACAGGAACATTCACAGGTATGACAGGTTACATGATGGGTAACTACACAACAGGTCTTGGAACAATGTCTAATAAGGATATTATCTTTGATAGATGGGCAATTAGAGAGCCATCAGCAGAAGAAGTTAAGGCTTATAATTCTGATTTAGCTATTGCCGATATGGTTAATGATAATAAGTTAACACCTCTTGAGAAACATAGTGTTAAAAACGAATTAGATATCATCACAGTAGAAAAGCCTACATTTGAAGCTAGAGGTACACAGTACAATCTTGGAACTGAAAAGACAGATTATACAAGTGCATACACAACATTATACAACTATGTAAATCCATTCTTATCAAATATGTCTACAACGTCTGACATCAACGGTGGAACAATGAGAACATACTTCAAGAACTACTACGACAAGAAGGCAATTCTTGAAAGAGAAATCATGGAAGCTGTAAGATTTGGTGGAAGAAACTTAGTTAGAAACTCAACTTTCAACAAGTATGATAAAGATGGTGTAGTATTTAACTGGAACAATGGAACAGCACCTACACACTTTACTTTAGTTGAAAATCCAGAATCAGACAAACTTAGTTCAAACATTATGTCTATTAATAAAACTGGATTATCTGCCGATGGAAACTATCAAATGTGGTCTGACCCAACAGAGATAAACGCAGATGGCTCTAGGTTCTATGTTATCTCATTTGATGTTAAAGTTGCGACTTTAGCAAATGTAGATAGTGGTGCTGTAATATTCTCAGTAAGAACATTTGACGATGCAACTAAAACTGCACAAGTTGATTCAGCTTGGAATGACAGTATTGTAAAAGCTGACATTACAGCAATAGGAGCTACAGATGGAAAGTGGGTAAGATACACTCAGGTTATCAGACCAACAGCAGGAAAATACATCAAGGTTGCTCCATACTTAACTAGAAACGGTAACGTGTTTTGGAGAGAAATTAAGCTAGAACTTGGTAACAAGCCTAGCGAATGGACACAAGCACCAGAAGATGTAGAAGATTTCTTGTATACTCTTGAGAGCAGAATCTCAACAGCAGAGCAGAAAATTACTTCTGACGCAATCATTAGTACAGTAACTAGCTCTACAACATTCACAAACATCATGGATGGAAAGGCTAATTCAGATGACGTTGCAAACAACTACTCATCTAAGGAAGAGTTAGAACAAGCGAAAGCAGACCTACAGAAATATACAGATGGAGAAATTGAGAATATTGATTTATCAGCTTATGTTACTCAAACTCAACTTGAGCAAGAGTCTAGTAGTTTAACTGCTAAGTTTGTAGCAGGTGGAGGGGTTAACTTGGTTAAAAACTCTACAGGTCTAGGAGACTTCAATTTCTGGACACGTTCATCAACATTGTCTACAAGAATCGCTATCGTTAATAATAGCACTCTAGATAAACTAGGATTCAGTAAAGGTTTCGACTTCCCTGCTTCCGATGCAAATAGAAGTATTGAGCAAGACATTTATGTAACAGCAGGTCAAGAGTACACACTATCTTGGTTCGTTAATAAAACAAATGTTAGTAGCTCTGCTGACAACAACGGTTCATTGGCTATTCAATTCTTAGAAGGCGTAACAACTATGCAAACATACAGATATAATAGCGAAGTTAAAACTAATGGCTATGAGCAAGGCTCAATGACATATACTCCACAATCATCTATCATCACAGTTAGAATTTATGGATATATAAATTGTGACGCTACTATAGCAGGTCTAATGCTTAACATCGGTGGAAATGCCCTACAATGGACAATGGCAAACGGTGAAATATATAACACAAATATTCGCATGGACTTAAATGGAATCCAAGTTGTCCAACTTGATAATGGTAAAGAGGTTCGTAAGACTTCTATTACACCAGATGAGTTTGCAGGATATTACGATACTAACGGTGATGGCACTTTGGAGAAAGTGTTCTGGTTAGAAGAGGATGAGACATACTCTAAGAAATTTAAAGCTACCAACGAAATAACGATGGGAACAATTAAGATTATTAAAGTTGACTCAGCAACATATAAAGGTTGGGCATTCGTACCAACTGACGAGACTTAATAAATAAGAGAAAAAGGAGAGACATGATAAATGGCATTATCGGGTACTTTATATACCAATTTTGGAAGCGGTTGGAGACTTCAATTAGAGTGGTCTGCGACACAGAACATTGGTGCTAACACAAGTACGATTACTGCTAATCTATATTGGATGTCCCTTGGGGCATCCTACAATGTCAACTCTTCTGCTGTAAAGGATGGCGACATCAATATTGATGGTGTCGCTTCCGCTTACAGTGGTGCAGGTTTGGCAAGTTTAAGTGGCAATCAAAAGAAACTACTACATTCATATACTAGAACAGTATCACATAATAGTGATGGAACGAAGACTGTTTCATTTAGTGCGTTCTTCGATGCAGAGGTAACGCTAACAGGTGCGTGGGCAGGAAGAATCGTAGTTAGTGGTAGTGCAACGTTAAATACAATTCCACGTGAATCTAGCTTGGTTTCTAGTGCAGATTGGACAGCAGGAACAGACAATCTTCCTATTTCAATCAGTAGGTCTTCAACTAGCTTTACACACTCTGTAGAGGTTCGTGTGAAGAAATCTACTAGCACATCTGATATTACAACATGGCAGTATATAGGTTCTAGGGATAACATTGGGACAGCAACAACAGTTTCTTTTACAACTACAGAAAACACTAGCATTTATAACACGTTGGCACAGGCAAGTAGCAGAGAAACCATGATACGTGTAATCACGTTTAATGGTGGAACGATGATTGGATACAAAGATTATTATGGAACAGTGTATGGATATTCAGCGTTCTCAATATCGTTTGGAAACTTTAATATTGGTGATTCTGTTACTGGAACAATAAGCGGATATAACAGTCTATTCACATATGATGTAATATTTGACTTTGGTTCATTCTCAAAAACATACGCATCAAGCTCACAAGCAGATAAGAGTAAGCCTGTATTTACTTTTACATCTACAGATAAAACAAGTATGTATAACCAGATACCAAACGATGACGCAGGAATTGGTACAGCAACGGTAAAAACATATTATAACGGTGTTCAAATAGCGGCTTCAAAGTCAAAAACATTTACAGCATATGTAACAGCAAGTGACCCTACATTTGGAAGCACTTACACATATAAAGATACTAACACGACAGTAACAACGATTACAGGAAACGACCAATATATTGTTCAAGGAAAATCAACTGTACAAGTTGACATTTTAACCACAGCAAAAGCAACAGCAATCAATGGTGCTACGATGGTTAAATATATAGCCACGCTTAACGGTGTTTCTATAGAGCAATCTTGGTCAAGTACAGCAACAGTAAGTTTCATCTTTGGAACTATAACAGCAAGTACAAACTTAACATTAACAGTAAAGGCGATAGACAGTCGTGGCAACTATACAACAACTTCTAAAGTTGTAACTGTTATACCTTATGCCCCTCCTACTATTACAGCAAACGCTTACAGAACAGATGGATTTAGTGCAGGTAGTACACTTGAAATGAATGGTACTATTTCACTTCTAACTGTAGCAGGAGTTAATAAGAATGCTGTCACAGCAGGTTCAGTTGAATATAGATACAAGTCTACAGACACAGCTACTTGGGGTTCATGGATAGACTTTACATTCTCTACTAGCGGTGCAACCTATACTGCAACAAATGCTTCTGTATCATTAGATGGTCTGAAAGCATGGAACATTGAGTTTAGAGTAACAGATAAGTTTGGAACTGTAACAGTTTCCAGATTGATTGCTGTAGGTCAACCAGTTATGTTCATTGATTCAGATAAGAAAGCTGTAGGAATAAATACATTCCCTGACACCTATGGATTTGAAATAGGTGGAGAGGTTCTATTAGAGACAGGATGGTTACGTGTCAAAGGTAACAAAGGACTCTACTTCGAAGATTGGGGTGGAGGTTGGTATATGCAAGATAGCACATGGGTTCGTGCATGGGGTGGAAAAAACATTTATTCCTCTGGTACTATCAAAGCAGGTGCAGACTTAGAAGCTGTAGGTAATGCTACACTTAATACTGCGACTTTCTCTGGTGCTACAACCTTCAATGCTACTGCAAACTTTACAACAACTCCTAAAGTAACTAAAACAGGTGGACAAATGTTTTCACTGGTTCAATCTGATTACTCTGGTGGAGCATATAACTATCTTGGATTCTGTGATGATACAGGTGCATGGAAGGCGTATGTCGGATACAATAGTGCGAAGAATGGACATTTAAACATTAATAATAGTTTAGGAGATATAATCTTAACTCCTAAATCTGGAAATAAAATTACAGCAAGTGGAAATATTGAAACTACTGGAACACTTAAAGCAGGTGGAACAACAATCTCTACAAGTGCAGTAGTAACAACAAACTCTACTCTTAGTTGGCAGTTAGGTAATGGTCAATATATGCTGTTTGAGCAAGCTTTAGGAGCTACAGTGTTCAGAGGTAATGGTACTAGACTTGTATTCATTGAAGACCCTGCAAGTGCAAGACTACGTGTTGAAAGTTTCAACGGTGGAACTGCTGTGTTGGAAGTTAGTGGAACAAGTTATACATCTGATATAAATAAAAAGAAAAACATTGAACCATATTTGAAATCTGCTTTAACAGAAATCAGAAACACTCCAATCATGCAATACCACATGATAGATGAGTCTGACGATAAGATTAAGAGAATAGGTATTATCGCACAGGAAGCTCCAATAGATGTTAGAGCTAGTGGAGAATTGACAGTAGATTCCTATGCAATGATTGCTATGGAATGGAAGGCTATTCAAGAGATAGCAGACAGATTGGAACACTTAGAGAAGAAACTAAGTAAGAGATAAAGTGAAGAAAGGTGAATGAAATGGTATTATCAAATTTAGATTTAAGATTAATGGAGGTTGGCTTTAATGAGCTAACCTTGTTCGAACAAAATAATCTAATAGTCTCTATCGCTAGTAAAAAAAGCGTTTCATATATAACAATCACAGAGCAGGTTGTTTTAGATTATCACAAAGAAATAAAAGTTTTCGTTCTAAACGAAACTTGTGAGGACGCTATCATCGATGGCTTCACCTCTGCAAATGGTCACAAATACAGAGTAAATCGTGATGACCAAATGAATATGCTAGGTCAAAAAGATTATCTTCTTTCAGATACATCTATTGCAACAGTTATGTGGAAAACAGAAGATGTTGGCTATATTGAGCATACAAGAGAAGAATGGTTATCAATCTATCTTGAAGCTTTTGCCCACAAGCAAGCACAGCTTTATAAATATAACACATTAAAACTACAGGTATTGAGTGCAACAACTCACGAAGACATTACAGCGATTCAATGGAATCCACCTGTAGTCGAAGAACCTGTATCAGAACCAACGGAATAATAATTAGGAGGAAAAGGAAATGCAAGGACAACAATTAGATATTAATTTAGTGATAGCGGAATACCAAAAAAGATTAGGTGACGTTACACATGAAAACATTATGTTGAAGGTTTACGTACAGCAATTAGAAGCTAAATTAGCAGAGCTTCAACAATCAGAACAAGAATAATAAATAATGGTATATTTCCTTGCTAGGTGAGAGTGTAGCCTAGCAGGGGAAACAATATTAGGAGGAAATTAAAATGGCAATTTGGACAGACAAATTTATCAGAGTTAATGAGTACGCAAGAAGTGGACAGAAGTTGACTGCTGTTAAGAAAATCGTAATGCACTATACAGCAAACAACGGTGCAACAGCTATGAACCACTACAACTACTTTAACAACCTAAGTGACAGATACGCTTCTGCACACTTCTTCGTTGACAAAGTAGAAGCTCTTTGCATTATTCCACTTAACGAAGTGGCTTACCATGCAAACGATGTTCAAAAGCGTAATGCAGATGGTTCTGCATGGAGAGGTATTTCAGCTTTGCTTCCTAACGCAAACTATCTATCTATCGGTATTGAGCTATGCGTTGAGAAAGATGGAACATTCCACGCAGATACAATCAAACGTGCAGAAGATGTAGCGGTTGAATTATGTAAACGTTACGGTTTAAATCCACTAACTGACATCGTTCGTCACAGAGATGTTACATATAAAAACTGTCCTGCTCCTTGGGTTTCTAATCCATCAGCGTTTGAGACTTTCAAGAAGAATGTAAGCACTAAGAAAGCAGGAGATACACAACCTGCTCCAACACCAACTGCTCCAACTACTGGCGGTGCAATCATCGGTAAGGTTAAAGTTATCATCGAAGGACTAAATATCCGCACAGGTAATGGTACTAACTATCCAGTTAAAGAGCAAGCGGTTTACAACCAAACTTACAACGTTACTGCCAATATTAACGATTGGCATGAAATCATCGTAAGAGATGGCGAAAAAGGTTGGGTGTTCGGTAACAACGGTCAATACCTAGCATTAGTTCGTGAAGATGAGCCAATCGGTACTACAACAGTTGTAGCTACTGCATTGAATATTCGTAACGCTCCAAGCACAAGCGGAGCAGATATTGGAACAGCAGTTCAAGGTGCGAAGTTCCCTGTTTACGAAGTACATAATGGTTGGTATCGTATCTCTAAAGATGGTAAGTGGATTTATTCTGCTAATGGCGAGTACGCTACAAGAGTATAATCCACGTGGGTAAAAGGACTTGACGAGTATGAAAGGGGTTGCGACAACAAGTAAGGGAGGAAATCACACTATGGATTTTCTAGGATTAATTACAGACACAGCTTGGATAACAGCAATTTCAACTCTCTTCGGTTCTATCATTGGATACTTTGCATCCAGAAGTAACAACAAAAAAGAATTAGCAATCAATGACAGAATGCAACTCTCTAAAGACCAGTACCAACTCATCGCAGAACTACGTCAAATGATGTTAGAGCAAAGAGAAGAAATCGATGGATTACGTGGGGAAATCAAGCAACTCCAAGCTGTAAATATCAATCTAACGATTGAGAACAAACAGTTACAAACTAAGATTGCAGAGCTTAATACTAAGCTTGAAGATTTCAAGAAGTAATCTATATTTTAATTATAGCATACCTATCGGCATTTGTCAATAGGTATGTACAAAAGGAGATGTTAAAAATGGAAGGTTTACAAGCAGAATTGTTAAACTTAGGTATTGCACTTCTTACAGCTTTCGTAGGTGTAATCACAAAACAGGTTGTATCCTATCTTAAAAAGAAAGGACTCATCCATCAGTTAGAAAGTAACAAGGAGCTAGTTCGTATTGTTGTAGGTGCAGTTGAACAATCTTACAAGACTCTAAAAGGTCAAGAGAAATTGAACTACGCTAAGATGGAACTTATAGAACTTATGGGCAAAAAGAAAATCAAGATTTCTGAGAAAGAGCTTGACATTCTTATTGAATCTGTTGTTAAAGAAATGAACGACACAGTTAAGCAAGAGCTTAAAAAGTAATAGAAAAATCCCCTCAGATGAGGGGATTATTTTTTTTGCTTATTTCTCGACCTTGAAGTTAATTCTAAAGTCTAATTTTTGTCCTTCGTTGACATACTTCTTCAACTCTTCGACTTTCTTATCTGCTAAGAATTTTCTGATATCATCTGCAATTCTATTCTTTACTCTATCCATAACCTCAACCCCTCCATCTTCAAATAGCTCAGCTATGTACTCATAAACATCTTCCATATAAGATTTATGGTAGTTTATCTCAATATCTTTTTTTCTTCTCGTTGAGAATGGGTCTATACAAAACTCTCCGTTGAAACATTCATCATAATCCAAAAACTTAACAGCGACCACATAGCTAAATCTTATCGTGTAGCTTTGATAATATCTTCTTCCGAAGTAATCATTATCACATTTCTCAAGCTTGAATGAATATGTTCCAATAGCTTCAACATCTATGTATTCTTTTGGTGGTAGCGGTGTGGGAATAGGATTTATAGCTTCCTCCATATACTTCTCAAGCAATTTCTCTTCTCTGGATTTAAACAAATTAGTCAACCATTTCATATGTATCGCTCCTATTCTGTTTTCTTCTTCCTAGCTTTCTTAGGTTTGGCTACCACTGGCGGTTTCTCCCATGCTATCAACTCATGTTCGATTAGGAAGCAGAGTGCAACTGCAACTGCATCTGATTCATCCTCGTTGCCCATAACTAAGTCTGGATAGCGTTTAAGGATTTCCCTTGCAATCAAATCTTTACTTGCATTACCTTTGATAATAGCAAGCTTTACGGTTGTAGGAGGGTACAGGTATTGTGGCTTATTCCACAATAGACATTGTAATGTTCCTGTAGCTTTCGCTATA